AACTCCCCCACAAGGCGTGAGCAACCACACCAGCGGAAGGATAACCGTCCGACTCCGGGTTAGCGTCAGGCGAATCCAAATCAGCCAAATGGCGTGCAATCCACGCACTAATGCGCACCCACTTATCAGCAGTCACATTCCCCTGAACCATCGCACGCGCCTCACGCACAGTACGCTCAACCAAACCATCACCAGCAAGACCATCCGCATACCACTCAAGGCCACGACGAGCCGCCTCACGCATAAACTCCGGCGCACTCAAATCCACGGCGCGAGAAGCACGCACAGCCGGAATATCATTCGGGTGCAACGCCGTAATACCCGCAGCCCGATAAGCGGCACGCGCCCCGCTATCGTTGTCCACCGCAACCATCACGTTATAGGTTTCCATGAGCCTCACGGCAGTCTCAGCCTTGAACTCGTTAGAAGTCAAAGACTCATACGGGCGCATAATCAAATCATCAAAACGCACACCCGCATCGGTCAACTCGGTAGCAGTACGCTCACGATCTTCCTCGAGCCGACCCGTCACCACGAACGTAGAACTGTCGGAGAACGAGTCAAGGTACGCCAACAGTTTCTCGTTCGTTTCACCGTCAATAAAAATTGTGCCGTCAATATCCGTCACAACAACTTGTGGCCCCGACTCGTTACGCTCACCCAAAAACTCAACCTCCTCAGCCAACGAAATCGCAACCGCCTGATCAATAGCCGACTGTTTCGTTGTGTGACACCCAAACACTTCCTCGGAGTCAACGGCCATGACAGCCCAACCCGAACACTCAGCGTTCTTATCCGTAATGTAATAAGGCATTTATTCGCTCGTTATGTAAGTGCCGTTAACATAAATCTTCGACACGGTGGTTAGGTTGTAGCCGGGCGCACCCTGTGAAAACTTCTTCTCCACAATCGCCTTCGGATTCGGCGTGGCCAACACTAAGAAATGAAGGTCAAGCGTTTCAGTAACACCTACAGTGTCAGCATTCAAAATAATGTGGTTCTCGTCATCTGCCGGAATCGCAGGGTCACGCCACACCCAACCCTGAAAGTGATTACCACCCTGAGCAGGAAGGAACGGCAACGACAGCGCATACTGACCCGTCCCGAAGTTCGTGACCGTGGCGCAACTAATCTCAATGTAAAACGTCACCAGCGCACCCGTTTTAACGTAATAAGAGTTATAGCCTGGCGCGGTCACACCCGAACCGGTAAACGCTAAACCGGTTGCCGTAAAACTACTCGTGTAACGAACAGCCACAGGGTTGCTCTCCGGCCCTGCCGGGCCTTGTGGCCCTGTCGGCCCACTTGCCACCGTAATCGTAGCCGTGGCCGCGCCCGACGTTGTCACCGTAGACGTGTTAGCGGCAGTCACATTCACAACAGCCGTCGAAGTCGTCACCGTTACGGTAGTGGTCAACGAGTCACCTCGGGCGACATGAGGAAAAGTCCCTCCACAAGTCTTGTCACCGTTGCACCGCTCACAAGCTCAAGATCGTAAACGTACTGCCCAGAAGGTGTGGCATCAATGAGCGCGGTTTGTGTAGCCGTCAACTCGACAAGAATCGTCCCAGCAGTCCCGCCCAACGTGATACCAGTGCCCGAAACCAAGTTCACAATGGCCGAACCGCCATCGAACCCGTCACGAACCTGCATGCGCCCCGTATAGCCCGACAAGTTCACCGGGGTGCCACCAGTCTGCCAAGTAAGTGTGTAGTCAAAACTCGCGCCCTGATAGCACGTCATGTCAAGTCGTCCAGGTGCTTGCATTGCTATTTCACCTCGTTTGCGTAAACACTGTCAGGGTCGGTCGGGTCAATCTGAGACACCGGCTGAAGTTGCGTGCTCGCCAACCCCGTGTGGGCAATCGGGTCAAGGCCAACAACCCGCAAAACATCGGCAGGATCATAACCAGACAACACCAGCATTTGCGCCATCGAAACCCGTTGACGCTCCGCACTAATCGAAGAATCTGAAATGTTTACGTTAGCCAACGGCACGCGCACCGTATCGGCAGCAGCGTCATCAATCGGTGACAAGTCCTCCAGTCGCCGGACATCATTTATGGCCAAAAATCCGCTCTGTAGCCCAACCGAATAGGCACTCATTCGCGCGGCAGTATCGGCACGCAAAAGGCCGTTCATGTTGAACTGGATATAAGCGTTCTCGCCACCAGGGTAACGGCGCATCAACGGTTGCAGTGCAGTCTCAATTTTCTGAACCAACGGGCGAAGACAGTGAGTCACCCACGCAAGGTTGTTCGCCTCAACACTCGAATAAGTGTTAGTGCCCGGAAGGCCGAGCATATGCGGCGGAACATTGAACGCGCGAGCCACATCCTCAACAGCCATACGGCGCGACTCAATCAGCGTTGACTGTTGCGGGTCAATCTGAGTTGGCTTGAACGAAGCACCGCCCGAAAGAACACCAGTTCGGTTAGACCGCGACCAGCCCGAGTGGCGTGAGTCAAACCCTGCTCGAAGGTTGTCGGCCTGTTCCTGAGTAAGGTTGCCGGGGAACTCGATAACGCCCGCGAGGTTTGTACCCGATCCAAAGAATGTCGCCGCGAACTTCTCCAACGCGAGACTCAGCCCAAACGATTCTTTCAAAGCGTGAATACGAGAGACGCCACGAATCTGACCAGGGCGCAACAAGTCCGGAATATAAATAACCTCTTCGCTCGAAAGCGGCTTATCTTCCCCGGTCACATTGAACTGAAGTCGGCCGATACCGTTGCGCACAATCTCCACGGTCGTAGGGTTCAACGTCACAAGGTTGACAACCTCGCCCTGACGGTTCGAGTAGACCCTAATGAACGCCGAGCCATCTAAAAGAAGCGAGCAAATTACGCTCGAATAAAACGCCGCCCGAGGCACATCAATGTCAGGCTGTTCAACCCAAGACGGACGAGGCCGAAACGGAAAACGCTCACCATCACGGTTAATGAAACAATCAATCGGCAACGTGCTAATCGTGTCCGAGATGAGACTGATAGCACTAAACACAGCGTTGACTTGAAACACACTCTCGGAGTTGATAACAGTTCCCGCAAGGTTGCCAATATCAACACTGTCACCGGAAGCCCACATCGTTTGATATGAAATCCCGCGCTGCTCGAAGAGACGATTGAAAAGCATTATTTACTCATTCCGAAAGCGAACCCAACAAGCACCAAACACGCGCCACCAACAATCAAACCGGCAGGCAGAAACATAAGCGAGACACCAGCCGTAATGACAACCAGCCCGACGATCTGTGCAACCATTGAAAAAAGTTTCATAAACCTATCCGTAAAATTGTGGAACCGGCGTTTCTAGTTTACCGGATGCCCGGTCATAAGCCATGAGCAAAGCAATGGCAAGGTCAATCTTCAACCGTGGGTTACGGTAATCCTTCGTCAACCTCGAACCACCGTTATGCATCTTCAGTATGCAGTTATCAAGGTGGCGTTGAATCGCGTGGTCGCCATCGTGGCGAATCTTTCCTGCCATGATCCCTTCATAAAGTTTTGCCGTCGCGGGCACGAGCCGGTTGAGCGTTTGCGGGTACTCGACAACCGGCAACCCGGCATCCGACCACTGAAATGCCTCATCCTGCCAATATGAAACATCGGCCACCAGCTCAACGCAACCCGGATTCTCACGCGTGAACTCAAGCACCTTAGCCACAACCGCCTGTTTATCCACCACCCAACTGTCATCGTCAATGGCAAAGTCTTTCTCCCACGACGCAATCCGGAACACTCGAAACACATCATCTTCGTGACGTTGCTTGATAATCCCGACGACTGCCGTGGAGTCCGACTTGAACGATCCGTCGAAGCCAATCACATATTCGTCGCCCGGCTCGAGGCGCACATCATCTTCGGCAAGGTTCTCCCACGCGCCAGGAGGTAGCCATGCTTGCTTAACGTTTACCCACTGATTTAGTCGCTTGGTTCTGAACTCGTACTCTGGGGTCGTTAGCACCGCGCTGGCAAAATCCTTCTCGGCTACCAAATCATTAAACCCAGGATTAGCGATACGCCATGCTTCCGGATCATCATGCTTCAAACGCTCGGGTGCTTCCCACCACGCCATGAAAAACGACGGGTCAACAACCTCACCGCTCGCCACTTTCTTGCCGTACTGATACAACTGGTAGGCGACAGACTCGCCACCCGTTACGTCAGACTTCAACCCGGCAGTAGTGATAGCAACCATCTGCGCAAGAGAACCACGGTTACCCATAGCCAAACTAAAAACGTCATAGAGTGACCGGTCGCGGTGCGCGTGGATTTCGTCCAAAATAATCTTGCTCGGATTGTAACCTTCCTTGCTATAACTCTCACTAGACACAACCCGCATAACAGACTGAGACGAAGGCACATAAATCGAGTCTCGATAAATCTGAACCTCGCGCGAAAGTTCAGACTGCTCGACCATTCGTTTGGCCTCACCAAAAACAATGCGCGCCTGTTCTTTCTCGGCAGCCGCCACAATCACCTCGGCCCCCTGTACGCCTTCAGCAATCAGCGAGTACAAAGCGATGGCCGCACTGCTAAGTGCACTCTTGCCATTCTTGCGCGGCATCCCGACAAGTGCGCTCCTGGCGACGTAGCCACCCAAACTGTCGCGCGCATACAAGTGGCGCAAAAGCTCTTTCTGCCAATCACGCAAACGCAACAACTGTCCAGCCCGGCCCGCAATCCCATCCTTACCAATCGAACCAAACGCCTCCGCAAAAGCAACAGCAACATCACCATCACCACGAGCCACAGCATCCGGGTCAACCGGGGTAAGAAAAGCCGGAGGCCAACTACTCACTCGGAGGCCGTTTCATCGCCATAATCTCCTCAAGCTTCGACTTAGCCCGAGCAGACACAAGACCAAGACGAGTGCGATCCGCCGGCGTAAAGCCAAGAAGAGACAACCCAGACTGCACCGCCTTCTCAGTCTCCAACAAAGTCGTGTTCAACGAACGATCAGCCGGGTCAGCCAACCACAACTCACGCAACTCAGCCACACGATCCATCTGCCTGCAAACCTGCTCAACCAGGTGAAAGTCAGTCCGAGACGAAACCCACAACTCACCAGCCTCATAAACCGTATGCCACAAACTCAAGCCACTCGCACCCAACCCATCCGGTGCAACAGCCGCACCAAACACAACATCAACAACCTCAGTCTCATGAATAGGCCGTCGCCCAGGATTCCCCTGCAACGCCTTCAACTCAACCGGCTTAGGTGGATTCGGCACTCAAAACTCCTCTCAAAAAAAACGCACAAACGCCCACACGCGCTCACGCACGATAACTCAAAACCCTAAGTCATGACCAGTCAGGCAAGCCACGAAAACGCGTCTACGCCGATTCT